CATTATAGTGTTCTCCGTGTTACAAACTGAAAGGAGTACACAATTGAAAAAGCTAATATCAGCTTTATCTATAGCTGTTCTAATGGCGACTGGATTTTCTAGTCCATCATTTGCCAGCACTTCTACTACCGTTCCTAACTCTTGGGGATTGGACAGAATAGACCAATCTTCAAATGACTTAGACAATTCATACACTCGCTCTGAAAGCGGAGGTAGTGGTGTTCGTGTTTACGTATTAGACACCGGTGTTCAAGGAGACTTACTAAGTTTTGGTGGTCGAGTAGAGACTGGATACGACGCCACCTCTATATATGGCGGAACTGCCAACACGGACTGCCACGGCCACGGAACCCACGTGGCTGGGACTATTGCTAGCTCCGAGTATGGAGTTGCCCCAAAGGCAACTATCGTTCCTGTTCGTGTTGCAACTTGTAGAGGCGGTGTTTCTAGCACCTGGATTTATCGTGCGCTTGAGTGGGTACTTGATAACCACCCAAAGGGCACTCCTGGTGTTGTGAACATGAGTGTCGCTGTTAGGTACAACGAAAACATTAACAACATGGCCGACAGGCTCTATCGTGAGGGACTAGTGGTGGTAGCTGCTGCTGGAAACTACAACATGGACGCTTGCAGACTAAGTCCAGGATCGACTCAAGCCATACTCACTGTAGGTTCTATTAACATCAACAGTTACAAAACCAATAGGACTACTTATGGTGACTGCATAGACATTTATGCTCCAGGAGGTCTAATTGTGTCAGAAGACCCGTTCTCTTCGCAAAAGACTCGAACAGGTACTTCGATGGCATCTCCCCACGTTGCGGGGGCAGCCGCTCTTTATTTGGCAGACCACCCGAATGACTCTCCAGCCACGTTTAACCACTTGGTGACTAGGTATGCTACGGAGGGTGCTATTGGGAACTGGACCAGTAATGACGGTGTTAACAAGATACTTAACATCGAATTTATTAATGAGAGGTCCAATGCCCCTACCGTAGATACTCCTAGCGAACCGGTAGAAGAGCCGATTTTTGAAGAGGTGGAGATTATAGAAGAGGCTCCGGCGATTGTCCAAACTTTAGCCGACTCTCCTAAAAACTTCCAAGTCTTCGCTGGATCTTCTAACATGGTGTTTGTCTGGAATACTCCAGTAAACGCAGAAGAAGTCAGCATTGACCACTACAGAATCGAATACAGCTATAACAACGGCATGACTTGGAGGATGCTCACTAGGGTGGACTCTTCGGAGACTCAGGCCACCCACCGCAAGCCTCGTAGAGGCTTAAGGGTGACTTTCAGGGTATTCGCTGTGACTGAAGCTGGGCTAAGTCCTTCTAGCAACGAAGTTCTTATAAGAGTCCCTTAAGTAAAAATAAAAGCCCCTCGCTTTTCAGCGGGGGGTTTTTATTTGAAAATGTCTTAGCTGTGTGGCATAATAGGGTTCAGTCAATTGAATAGTGTAAAGCAGTTAGCACGCCCCTAGATATGCATAGCAGTAACGCAAAGTAGCGAAGACCGAAAATTGCTTAATCTATAAACCTAATTTGGTGTTTAGTAAAAGTAATTTACTCGACCAGTACCGAAACGCCTTATCTCTTAACCATACAGCGGAAGTCCGAATGTCGCGAATTCGGCAATTGACTGTTTAAGTGGTAAAATAAAATTGACAGGAAGGCAGTAGCCTACACTGCAGTGAAAGCTGTGAGCCCCCGTGGTGTTCCGGACGGAGCACGGCGGGGGTTCGTCTTTTTCGCCAAAAGAGAACATAAATAAAAAACTGCAAATTCGTGCTACTATTTATCTCAACAGCAGTTCGACGGAATTGTTGGAGTATGGCTGAATAATCTGCAAGTTGTGTGGGCAGATAAGGCATCGCTGGGAGTAACGTCTGGGTGGAACCCAACAGCGAGTATGCTGAGTAGCGGGCTAATGAGACCGAGACAACTAGGCATTGGTGGTAAAACGCATTCCACCTTCTCACTTTAAAAACCCTCCGAGCAATCGGGGGGTTTTTACTTTGTAAAAACTTAGCCCTAAGTGTATACGCTACAATGGGGGCATGACCACTCAAATGACATACATGGCCACCATCGCTGGCTTGTTCTTAGTAATCCTTATTCTCTTTTGGCACTTGGGCAGGGAGTCTGTTGCTGTTGCCAGAAAACATCGCAGGGACGAGCGAGAGCTTATTCTGCAGCTAATTAAAAACACTAGACGTCGTTCTTCAAGCGATGACGTAAATGAATTTAGAGAAGTCATTGTAGAAAAGATTCAGTCCAGAGAACTGAAATTGGATTAATTTGTGACTCAAGAGCTTACGACTTTCATAGTGGTCGCCGGACTTTTGGTGACCATACTTGCCCTACTACTCCAAGTTCTTAAAGAATCGAGTGCGAACCAGAGGGCAGCTAGGAAGAAGGAGCGAAGAGCTATTATAAAACTAGTAAAATCTATGAAGCCTATGACTGCCGACCCTGACGTCCGTGAGTTTAGAGCTTTAGTACTTAGCGAGATAAATGAGCGAGACCGAAGAGACTGACTTAGGTAAAGTCTTGCTTTATGCAAGAGTCTCTACCAACATGCAGGTTAACGAGGGAGTCAGCTTAGACGTTCAGGAACGTCAGATGATAACTGCAGCTGAGTTCCATGGCTTTAAGGATTGGGAACTAGTTCGAGAAGAAGGTAGGTCTGGAAAGTCAATTAGTGGACGTCCAGCTCTACAGCAGGCCCTTAAAAACTTAAACGAAGGTGTGGCTCAGGCCATGATTGTTACAAGAATAGACAGGCTTGCCAGAAGCACTACCGACTTTTTAAAAATTGTGGACATGGCAAACCAGAAGAACTGGCGACTTATCCTCTTAGATTTGAACCTAGATACTTCTAGCTATCAAGGTCGCTTTGTGGTAACAATCATGTCGGCGCTCGCTGAGATGGAGCGAGGCATCATTGCTGAACGAGCAAAAGACATACATAAAGACCGACGTAACAGAGGAATAGTTTGGGGCAAAGATATGGGTCCCAAAAATAAAACGCCAGAAGAAATAAAAGAAAGAATTTTAGAAGAAAGACTTAAGGGCTATAGCTTAAGAAAAATAGCAGAAAACTTAAATCGTGATAACATCTCTACACAAAACGGTAAAAAATGGTATGCCACGACCGTCAAAAACATACTTGACCAAAATGAAGAGCTTGACAAATAGCAAGTTATCAGCTAGAATGTATTTTAGTTGGAGGTAAAAATGAGTAGAAAAAGAAAAGTCAAACAAGACGACCCCAGCGTAAGCTGGGAAATAAAGACTGAATTGCAGGTCAACGGCCGCCTAGTTCAAAAGGGAACTGAACTAAAAATTCAAGGCGAGCGAGGTAGATTTAGATTCATTCAATATGTAAAAACGCCGACGTCCGATTGGATTGATGTTTGGGGCGGAACCAATAACCACGAACAAATGAGGTCATTTAAGCTTGAGCGGATTAAGACCGTTCACTACAAAAACAAAACAACTAAGCACTTAGCCGAAAGTTACAAAGAAAAGAAAAGGGCTATAAAAAACGAATCCCCCCAGAAGCCTTAGAGGCACTGAGGGGATTTTTCGTTAAGACCTAAAGGGGTCGCTTACAAGCCTCGCAGACCTTAGGTGGTTCTGGCTTCTTTTCTTCAACGGGGAAGTTAATTACCTGTCCAACGCTAATTAAAGATGGGTTTGTGATTCCATTGTGCTTAGCCAATTCTTCTACAGTAAACCCATAACGGTTTGAAATTGCACCTAAAGTGTCTCCCGAAACAACCGTGTGGCTCTTCTTGTCCGACTCTGAAACCTTTGGCTCTTCCTTCTTTGGTTCTGGTGCTGACTTAGCTGTTGGTGAGGGCTTTCCACTCAGTTCTGTAAGAATCTTTGCGTGTAAGTCGAAGACGTTTCCGTAGAATACTCCCTTAACGGAGTCCGATAGTGTGGCATGCAAATGAGGACCGGAACTAGCAGAGCCCGTGTTTCCGATAAGTCCTACAGGGTCTCCACACTTTACCCTGTCGGCTTTCTTAAGCGTGGGCTCTTTCTTTAGGTGACAATATCCAATGTACCAAATCTTGCCTGCAGAGTCTTTTGCAGATTGAACAATTACCCAGCCCAAGACCTTGCTGTACTGAACTAGCATAATTTTTCCGTCAGTGACGGCTGGAATAGGTGTGCCAGAGGCTACGCCCCAGTCAGTACCTCTGTGGGGGTTCTTCGGAGCACCTTTAAATGTGCGAATTTTACCGAAGTAGCCTGTTTTCTTGCTGTCTGGGAAAGGCAACATCCAGTTAGCCATAGAATCTCCTTGAATTTTCTCCTATAGCTAATATTGTAACATTTATGGGATTTTGCTACTTTCTCAGCTTGGTCCTAGCCACTCCGTAATAGAGGGGGTTAGAAGAGCTAAGTCCCATTGCTTTTGCTATTTTGGTCAAAGAAATGTTGTTATCTTCGTACTCGTATCTAAGTGCTTCGTGATATTCTTCTACGCCTTTTAGCTTGGCCTGTTGGATTCTGGCAACCGCCTCGTTTATCTCTTGCTCTGATGCTTTAGACCTAATTCTTTTTCCATCGTTTGGTGGAATGTCTACCGTTGTGACCCTGCGCCTTATGCCCGCATAGGTGACTCCCAACTCTTCAGCTATTTCTATGAGGCTCCCGCCTCTGTGGTAAAACTCGACTAGCAGACGGGTGTACTCTCTGCTGGCATCATGCTGGGGGGACTTTATGTTTCTAGAGCCGTAGGCTTTTCTGGCCAAGGGCAAAAGCTCTTTAAGCCTAGGTAGATACTCTTCTACAAGTGTCTCTTTCATCGTTCCTCTTTCACGATTTGTTTATAGAGGATTATAAACACGCATTATAAAATTTTGCAACTATTTTTTAAAAAAAGTTTGTTAGTATGTTCTAGAAAGGAGAAATGGTCCCATCGTTTAGCGGCCTAGGACGCCGCCCTTTCACGGCGGTAGCACGGGTTCGAATCCCGTTGGGACTACGATTATGGAAAATAACACTATCTATATAGAGAACTGCCTAGACACTATGGCTCGTATGGAAGACGAGTCGATTGATTTAGTTGTCACGTCTCCTCCTTATGACAATCTAAGAAAATACGAAGGCTACACTTTTGATTTTCCTGCAATAGCTAAAGAGCTTTATAGAGTAGTAAAGAAAGATGGTGTAGTTGTTTGGGTTATAGGGGACGCCACCATTAATGGTTCCGAGACTGGGTCTTCATTTAGACAAGCTCTACATTTTATGGATTTGGGTTTTAAACTTCACGACACCATGATTTATGAAAAAAACAGTCCGGCTTACCCTGCAAAACGAGACAGCAACAGATACACGCAGATTTTTGAA